GGCCAATCATCGGCGTGCCCTGCGTGTTCGTGCCATCCTGAACGCTCGCAAACACCAGATCACCCGCGGCAATCTTGGAGTTCGTGAGTGTGAGCGTGTAGAACGCGTTCTGCGCTGTCGTGAGGCTTTCCGACGTAACGATGCCGGCATAATCGTTGATCGTCACGGCCGCCGACGATGCGGTGCCCGTGCCGGCTTCCGTCGCAATGCCCGTAACCCCCTTCAGGAAGTTGCGGTCGCGACCGTCATAAACTTCAGGCCCGTAAGGCATGGCTTAAACCTCCAAATGTTGAAGGGGAGGGGTTGCCCCCTCCCGCTATGCCTTAACGGTTGGGCATGATGTAGAAGATGGTGACCACCGCCTCACCCGCGCCGGCATTCGAGTTCTGGTCGGCATAAGTTGCCGTGAACGTCGTGGCCGATGTGAGCTTTGCCGATGCTGCCGTTTCATCAAAGGCTTTCAGGCCCAGCGAAGAAACGTCGAGGTCGGTGGCGTAGGCGTCATCATTGTCGGTGGTGCCAATGTCGAGAAGGTCGGTGCCAGAACCAGTAAAGGCCGTGGTCACGTAAGCGCCCGATATTGCGTAAAGCAGAACCGCACCAGCGGGGATCGTCCCAATCGTGACCGCCCGTCCCGCATCGGTGTAAAGCACCGACTTGGAAATATAGTGCGTCTGGTTGGTGTGATATTCCTGGCCTACATCGCCAGCGGTATTTGTAGCCATGTCTCTAGTCTCCTAGTTTGCTGGTTTCAGGCGTTACGACGAAGCGGCTGCGTAGGTGGAAACAACCACGGTGCCGAAGTCGGCCGAGTTGAAGACCGTCTTTTTCAGGCCCCAAATCGCCCACGCGGAAACCTCGAGCTTGCGCTTGTGGTCCAGAAGTTCCTCGTTCCAACGATACTTAGTCGGCGTACCCTTGCCGCTGTCTGCAAATGCGCAAGCCGCAGCCTGTGCACCAAGCAAAACCGCGCGGCGGGTGTTGCTGACTGCCGTGGTGGAGTTGACGCCCTGCGGCACGTCCTGAGACGAGCGAAGAATGACGCCATTGTACTCACCGAGCGCGCCCGTGTAGATCGGGTTGCGAGACGAGTTGTCAGCCGAGAGCGCGGCTTTCTGAATGTCCAGCCACTGACCCGATGACGAGTTCGTGCGGAGCGCCGTCACCTGATAGGGGTGGAGATACATGACGTATTTCGGCTGGCCGTTAATCTTGATCGGCCGCACCATGTTGTCGCCGACCTTGGCCATCTCCACCGCCTGATCAATCAGATCAAGCGTCATAATGTCGGAAGAGGTGAGGTTGTTATCACCGGCGGCGGTGCCAGCGCGGATGATGCGGCCCGACGACGGTGCGGTTACGGCGTTAAGGCCGGTATACTTGGTGTTCGTTTCCGGCGCGTAGCCGCAAACCTGATTGAAAAACGACTTCGAAAGACGGTCAGCCCACCATTCCGCCAGCGCATCCTTGCACTGGTTGCGAAGGTCGAACGGAACGCGCTGCTGGTCGATGGTGTTTTCCGAACGGGCGCCGACGACGTGGCCGAGTTCGTTGATCACGATGCTATCCGAGTAGATCGAGAGGCTTTCGCCCTGACCTTCGGCAACTTCGCCTTCCGTCTTGCCGTCGCCGGTCAGACGAGCGCGCAGACCAAAGGTCACCTTGTCGCCGTTGTTCTTTTTGACTTCCGGCTTGACGTGGATGATTGAGTTCTCGTCTTCGCCCATGAGGGGCGCAAGCTCGAGATATTCGCGCATCGCCACTGTGAGGTTTTTTGCCCACAATTTCTGTGCGAGCGCGTCGTTCAGGCCGAACGAAGTGTAAGACATGGTTATCTCTCCCAAGAGATTGATGACTGGTTTCGCTTCTCGCGCTGTAACGGGCGCACCGAAGCTGGCTATGGGAGAGACTGCCAGCGCGTCCGATCGATAACGGCGATCGTGCCGAAGATGGCGTGACGAGCCATCAAACGGACCTAGTACGCGCAATGTGGGAAGGTTTGGGGGTAGATCAGGCGATGACCAGTCGCCTGTCTGTTCGTTCTAGCGTTTCGGACGATCCGCGAAGTTCGTCAACCGCCCAAATATCCGCGAAGTTTACTCTTGCCGAGTTTCGACACCGTGGCCGCAAACTCGTCATCGGACATATTAGCGAGTGCTTCCACGGTCAGCCCTTCGCCGCTCGAGCCGCCGGCACCAGATAGCGTTCTCTGAGTTGCCTTTGCCCGTTCGATCGTCTGGAGCTTCTGTGCCGCGTCGGGCTGTGCCGGTGTCTGTGCCGGCGCCACCGGTGCCGAGAACCCGCGTGCCTTTGCCCGTTCGTAAACGACCTGTGCCGGCCGGATGCGCCGCTGCATGGCTTCCGTGATCGCTTTCTCTTCCTCCTGCAAGAGCTTTGATTGTATCTCGGCGTCGCTGTAGCCCATGACCTTAAATTCCGCCGCCATGCTCATTGCGAGATGACGGTAGGCGTCGGCAAAGTCGGGTTTCTCCTGTGCGAACGCCAGAGCGTCCTGCCGGTAGGCTTGAACCATCTGCTGTTGCGCTTGGCTGCGCTTTAGCTCCTGCAGTTCGCGCTCGCGCACCTGTTCCTTCTCGGCCAGATGCTTCACAAACCCGAAAATGTCTTCCTCTGGCGATGGCGGCGCGGCCGGCTCTTCCTGTTTCGGCTGTGCCGGCGGCTGGTTCTGTGAAAGCACTTCGTTCAGAATCGCCAGCCGTTCCTCGGCCCTTGCCACCTTTTCCCGATAGCTGCCAAGCTCGGTTTCCACCGACTTGCGCCGCTCCCGTTCCTTATGCAGCGCGGCATGGGGCACAAACTTGCCCGTCAGAACGCTTCTGGCCTTGCCGTTTTCGTCAAGGTAGATGCCTTCCTCGTCATCGACTTCGCCCGCCCTTGGCTCTGTCTGTGGCTCTGGCGCGGCTTCCGTGGGCTGTGGCGCCGGTTCTGGTGTCGGCTCGGCCGCCAGCCCCTCAGTTTTCTCGCCCTTGCTCGAGAAATAAGCCAGTTCAGCTTCCGACAAGCCTTCTGATAACACGTCCCCTTCGATCGTCATTCTGTTCGTCCCCTGCTGTTAACGGATTGGCGGCATTCCGGGCATCGGCATGTCTTCCGGCCCCGGCTGTGCCATTGGCAACTGACGCTGCACACCCTGCCCCGGCATTGGCGTGCCCGGCATCGGCGGCACTTGCGGCCCCATGGCCGGCTCTGCTTCGATAACCATTGCATCCGGCACGATCGGCGCCGCGCCCCACGGTTCCGGCGTCATGATGTTCTGCGTTGCCGGGAGAAGGCCCATCTGCGCCGCCTGGACGCCGGCGGTCGCCAGATCAATCAAGCCATCGATGCGGGTCTTTTCCGCCTGTGCTTCGTCTTTCATAGCTGCAGCCGCATCACGCCGCACCTTGATTTCCTTCATGGCCTTTTCGATTTCGTTACGTAGCGCCGCATCCGGGTCGGGCTTGGACGCCATCTCTTTAAACGCAGACACAAGCTTCGACGGGAGCGGCGAGTATTCCAGAATTGTAATGACCGCTTCAGGGGTCAACAATTCTTTAAAGGCCGGAATGACTTGCGTGATGGTCGCCCATGTCTGTTCCCGGCTATTCGGTGAAGTCGGCGCGTCTTCCACGATCACTTCATAGTCGCCCATCGTCTGATCTCGAATGAGCGGCACAAGCTCTTGGTGATCCTGCTTTGTGATGCGGATCAAGCGGCCGTCGCTCATATACTGTTGAATGTAGTGCAGCCGCACCCGGCCGACCTGCTTGCGAAACCTTCTAAGGCTGTCGAACGACGTGGCGAGCAGGGTCATCGCCGCCTGCTTGCGCTGCGCTTCCAAGACGCCCGGCTGGTTTGCATCCCTCATGCCTAGAAGTTCGAGGTTGATGCCCGTCACGTCGCGGATGCTCGAGATGGCAAACTGCAGCAAGTTCACGTAAGCGGTGGGGATGCCGATGCCGGGCTTTTGCATGATCTTGCCGCCCGATACCGCGCCCTTTGCCGCCCATGTGATCGCGTCGGGCTGTGCGTAGGTGTCCTGTGCCTGTCGCATGTCGCGGAACGCATCCGCCTCGGCAATGATGCCACCTTTTGCCGTGGTGTTCAGAATGTGAAGCGTCTGCGAAAGCCACTTGTTTGCCCACATCTGCGGGTCACGCATGACAGCGACAAGGCCGTAGAATGTGCCCTTATTGCGGTCCAGTTCGCCGGTAATGCAGTTCCA